CTAAGGAACCTCTTTTTATTCTATATGACTATAGAATTATTTTTTCAAGTTGTAGAATGATTTCAAACCACGGTATTCTGTTAGTGTAGTTTTAAATGCGTATATAATAGGAAGAAAACCTATTAAATAAGGATATATGCGCGTAAGATATAGACGGTAAAATACATATAAAGTTACTAAAGTTTACACTTATTGCCCCTTATTTGCCCCTTTTTTCATAAAAAAGACTTGGCAGCATAAGCTACCAAGCGTCATGGAAAAAACCAAATACAATCACCCGCTAGAAAACTAGAGGCACGCAAATCGTACATATATAGTGTACCTCTAGTTAGATTAAATGTCTAATTCAAAACAAAGAATACACAAAAAGGCTAGGATAACCCTAGTCTTTTAAAAAGGTTGACATAATCGAGTTAATAAACATACACCCCTCCGTTATCAACGTACCCGACCTTTTTAACACCCTCAACTGGCTCCATCCCACGTTCTTCGACAAGGATGTCTCCGTCTTTATCTACCCATAAATCAAGCATGTCTGCATATTCTTCAAAAGTCATGTCGTCCTTGAAGTTTTCAAAGTTATCTTCCAACGCTTTTTGTAATTGTTTTTCAGTAATCATTTTAGATGCCTCTTTCTTTTTCTCTTTAATAAGACTTTCCAATTCGTCCAAATCTTCCTCGGTAGCGTGGTTCCTAATAAAGCTACGTGCTGATGATCTTTTTGATAAGTAATTGCGGTGTTCTCTGTTTTGCTCGTTCCATTTTTTAGTTGCTTTTTCTTGTGCATCAGCCATTATGCTACCTCCCAAATTTTTTCAGAAATGTAGTAAGTCCCAATGTTAGAACCGTCAGCTACTACTTCAATGCCGTAGTAAGCACCAACTTTGTGCATTACTTCGTTGAATTTAACCACTTTAGCAGCGTCTAGCACTTCAACCATTGACCACTTGCCAGATTTACGCATTTTAGCTTCGACTGCTTGGAATTTAGCAAGGCTAGTGTCGCTATCTTTGATAGCAGCCCATGCCATTTTCATAGCTCCTGCAATATATTCGATAGCTTTACCGCCGAATTTTTTAGCGGCGTTTTTAGCGATTTCCCATGCGTTTGTCATAAGTTCTTTTTTCATGGTTCTTACTTCCTTTTCCTTATCTTCATTTATATTATAGTACATGTACTATAATAAGTCAACACCTTTGATAAAAAAATTTAGATTTTTTGCAAAATAAAAAACCGCCCATGAAAGGACGGCGTCTACCTATGAAGGCTATTCTCAAAACCAATATCATTATAACACAAAAAAATAAAAAACGCACCAGACCCCGTAGAGTTACTGGCGCTTTCCTAGATGTATTATACCAAATAAAAAAGCCCCAGCACAACGCTGAGGCTCGACCACTACCACCATGATGTCCGAACTGTGGTCTGTCGGGAGGTGATATACTCCTTTTCGTTTTTTAGTTTTCGTGGTCTAATTATTTTCCAGTTTGGCCTTGTGTGGCTTGTGCTCGTTCTTCAATAGCCTTAACTACTGATGCACTAGCTTCATTGATTGCCTTAGATACTGCTGCTGTGTCGTTGCTTTGACTGTTTAAGAAACGGTCAAAATCATCGTCTGGCAAGGTCAAGTGTTTAGCTCCCGCTGAACGTAGGGCATCTACTGTACCCATTGAGCCGATACCGAATACACGACCATTCACTACACCAACATATCCTTGACTTCCGCTTTCGCTACGTACTACATAATCCATATTTTCTTCTTCCTCTTTCTGATTTACTAAACTATCACCGTCATTGATGATAACAACGTTCTTATCCAATCCACCAGCTAGGCCAGTGCTTGTAAACTGCCACCAGCGTGTGTGTTCCATGTTTGGATACACGCCCCAATACGGCTCTGGGCGTACCTCGTAATCTGGGTACGCTGCAATCCATAGACTATTGGGGTAGCGTGCAGTGATTTGATCTACATACACGTTACCCAATGTATATGGCTTGTAACTGTAATAGATAGGCTCAAAGCCATTCGCTTTACAGATATCCATAAACGCTAGGACTGCATTAGTATTCGCTTGTTTATCACCACTAGCCCCATCTTCATAGTCACACACAAGATAGCGTGGGTGAGATGGCAGATTACTGATAAAGTAATTCGCTTCAGCTTGTGCCGTTGCTACATCGCCACCGAATCGGGCAAAGTGGTAGTAACCAATGCAATTACTTGTGTTGGTTTGCTGAGTTGCTACCGGACTAACCCAGCCCACACCTTCAGTAACTTTGATAACTGTATTATTCGTACCACTAGCACTACAGATACTAGTCAAGTCGCCCGGTTGGTAAGCTGACACGTCGATAAAATAGGCGTTCTCGGTCATGCCATCGAATGGCAATTCAAACCATCCAACCATTTGCTGACTTGGTGCTGACCAGTCAACATAGCTGAAATTACCAGCACTATCAAGATTTCGAGTAACCTTGCGTGTCCACCCGCCGTTATAAAGAGCGTCACCGTTACCGTCGATATTCTGCTCGATTGTGACTACTGTTCCGTCTGGGTTTTCTGCGACCACAAAACCGATATGACCAAATTGGTGGTATGGTAAGCAGTTAGTTACCCACACACTGCCCACTGGTGGATTGTTCGCGCCGTTGAATCGTGTAACTTTAAGTCCTAGATTTTCTGCTCTATCCAATCCGTCAATCGCATTTAAGTAGCTGAAATCAAGATTAAATAAACCCGCATACTGTAAAACGTAGTCAATCAAGCTGATACATTGTCCGCCATAAGGATTAGTAGGAACAGTGACACGTTGATTGACTAGGCTCTCAAGCGTGTTTAATAACTGTGTTTTAGATGTCATAGATCTCCTTTCTTATAATTATTTTTGAATAGATTGTTTAATCTCCGAGATAGTTCTTTCCAACTCTTCGACTTTTTGTTTTAAAGCGTCAATTTCGCTTGTAGGTAGTTGAGATTTTGTTACAAGTGGGTCTTCCGCAAATTTATTTTGTTCCATAACTTGTAGGAAAAAGTTATTATATGTCGGAAATAGTCCATACGCTTGGCTGATAGACAAGGATGAAGATTGTTTATCTTTAATTTCCTTGATGTCCGTCCCTACCGCTTGAGCAAATTCTGTGAACTTACTCATAGGCTCACGCTTTCGCTGTGTTGTATACGCTCACAAGGTCTTCTTGCTCGATGGTATCAATACGAGTGCCAAGCTCGGTCATTTTCGAAATAATACCGCTGTCAGTATTGCCACCCGCTGCACTGATTTTATCAGCGATTTCCTTGAGTGTATCAAGTTCCTCTGGTGCATTACCAATGATGTCAGCTTTAGCTTGCGTGATAGCTTGCGTCAAGCGTTCTTCAGTGATGCCAGTCACCTTGCTGGCAATCGATGCCTTAATTTCTTTGATATCCGCTCCGACTGCTTGGGCAAAATCATGTAATTTACTCATTTATGTTTCCTTTCAGATTTTAGCTAGATTGTAGATGTTTACGAGGTCTTCCGTGATATCAGTGCCACCACTGATTAAACCAGAATCTCGCAATTCATCCGCTAGTAGTTTTAGTTTAGGGTCTTTTTTCGATGGAATCGCACTATCGATGTTTAGCGAACTCTTGACTTTCACCTTGAAATTATTAGATGGGAAGATATGTCCATTCAGTTTAACTTCAAGGTAGTAAGTGCCAGGCTCTACCACATCCCCCATGACGAATGTGAAATGCCCGTTTTCAACGGTTACATCTTGATAGAGTGCCACGGTTTCATCGTTTGACAGTGTGAGCTTTCCAATACCGGATAGTTCCATGCGTTTTCCATCAGCCCCTAGAATTTCGAAACCAAACACGGAAGTGGTGTCCCCAGATTTGAGAACATCACCGCCTTGGATTTGGTTGATAGATGTCATGAGCTTAGCCATAGGCTAGTCCTCACGAGGTTCATTGTAGTTTAATGCACGCTCACTGTCTGCCACGCCCTTAGTTGTTGGGTCAGTAACGATTCCAAGGATAACCAAGATCACAATGAAAGTATTTACACCCTCTTGAATGTTGTGTGGAATTTCAAGCCCGAACTGTTGCAACATCAAAAAGATTGCTGAGATAAGAGCTACCAAAGTAGCTTTGTTTTGCAAACGTAGTTTAAAATTAATCATCTTTTTCTTCCTCCTCGGTAAGATTAAATTTATCCTTATCAATATTTTTCTTGACAAATCTGTCAATGAAGGGAATTTCAACCCCTAGAGCCGATAAGCTAGCAAGAATACTAGCCCCGTACGCTGATAACATGGCGAAAATAAAAGCATCCATAGCACCGCCTAGATTCATAAAAACCATAAACGGATAGGACACTGTTACGATAATCAACATAGCCGTGTGGCTCACCAACCCTTTTCGAAACCTACGGCTCGAAAACTCATGGAAAGCCCATGACCTTGAAACGCCCAACACGATATCAGCAACGATAACAAGCATGAGCAGAAACACCCAGAGGTGTTCGTCTATACCATGCTCATAGAAATCTTTGACGACTTCAAACACGCCAAAGATGCCGTCTGGTTTGTGCATTTAACACTCCTTAAAACATTTATTTAACCCCCCATTTTTAAACGCATCAAGCCTCTGTCGTATCAGCCAAAATCTCATCTTCTACTTTGTAACGCAACTCACGTAGAGCACGTTCGTCTGTACGCATTTCTTGACGGTGTTTTGCATAGAGTTCAGCGTTTAGAAGATTCTCTTGAACTGTAGAGACTGCGTTGGAATCTACGCTGATAAACGTTTGTTTGACAAGGATTGTAGCTCCTTCTTCTTCGACATTAAATTCTGCATTGATTGTGCGTTGTTTTGTAATTTTAAGTGACATAATTTTTTCCTTTCTTAATTATCTTCAGTGATGTAAGTGACTGTGCCAGAATAGATAGCACGATCTTTAGATTGGTTGGTAAGCCTAATCGAACCATCTGAGGCGAGGTGCCAGACTGCCACACCAGCGTGCCCAGTACCAATGTTTTTATTAGCTACGAGGTGCACTTCCGTACTTGGTCTGAATCCCTCTGGAATAGTGTTGTTATCCATTTTTCCGTACTCGTAGACACCAACTTCGTTAGCATCACGGAAAAGACTAGCAGTTACTACCGAGCCTTTTTTGACGAAGAACGCTCTAACGCCCCAACCAAAATCAACCGTTCGTTTAATAAATGGTGGTTCTGGCTTTTCTTCTTTTTCCGGTTTAGGTGTGTACTCAATCCATGAGCCGTTAGAATTGCTAGTAACTGTGCGTTTAAACATACGACCAGATACAGTCGTTAGTGTTTGGTGGTATCCAGAAATGCTTTCCACGACTTCCAAATAAGCACCCTCGCCCGATGCGGGATGGTTTTTGTAATTTCCTTGAATCGAATAGAAACCAGTAGTTCTATAGTCGTTTAGGTTAGCTACCTTGTTATCAATCGCCACACCGTTTGGCTCGGTCAGTTTGTGGTGTTGAATCTGTTTTCGGTCTGAGTAAATCAAGCCGTTAACATCCAGTGCACCCATTTCACGATATTTACCAATCCCAACGCCATCACGCTCATAGCTCATTACTACCTTGTCTGTTGAAACCGTGATAACAAATTCTGTGTATGAGAATTTATCTTCAACACGCCCCAGCACTTCCCATGAGGTATCGGCTGGATATTTACCGTTTAGATTAGCATCCGAGCCATTTAATTCAGAAATATTCTGCCACTCGTTCGTGCTATCAGTTGTGTAAGTATCCGCACCTACTTTCCTTGTTTTAAAGGTCAGCTTGGTTGTGTTTTTTTGCGTTCCATTGACGGATAAAGCTGCAACTTTTAAAAAGCGTTTCAGCGTGATCGTATCTAGTTTTTCACCCGTTCGCTTAGCTTCAAAACGTAGCGTTGGGTTAAAATACGCTAGCACCGTGATAGTTTTTTCTGCCCAATCAGACCACACGCCTCGACTGTCTTGCACTTTAGCTCTAACAGTCATTTGTTTGTCGGTCATCGTTGTCGGTACAGTTAGGACGCCACCGTTCGTTTGTGCTGAAGTGTTTCCGCTAACGATTTCGGCATAATAACCAGTGATGGATGCCCCTGCTGTACCTCTAGCACCGTCAAAAGCTACTTTGATACGAGATAACGTGCTAACGAAATGTGTTGGGCTTGGAATGAGGTTTTGTGTCACCGGATTTGTGTCCGATAAATTGAAACCAGTGAAACCGGGTTTAAATAGATTGGTCGGGACACTGACCGTTATTTTTCGGATATCCCTTCCCCTCTCAATCCCGTCAGCGTATGATATGTAAGCAATCGTTCCCGTTCCACTCGTTGAGTTTGGAAACTGATTAGCGATATCGATAGGCGGTGTCCATGTATAGCTAGTGTCAATATTATCCCCAGCGATTTTTTGTTCCCAATCACCAACACGAACCCAGATAGAATGTCTCATCCACGCTTCACGTTTAGTGATGTTGATGGTCACTGGTTTGGCAATTTCAGCCGTCACATCCGCACCGTAGCTGGCACGGGAGATGGTAGTTAGAGCGTAGTTCCTTCCCGGAATACTTGTATTGATTGGGTTGCTCCCACCCGTGCTATGAAGCTCCCCACGGTATACAACGGTACGTGTACCATCTCCGTCGTGTGCGATGGTAACCTCTTGGTCAATCAGTGCTTTCGTCTGATTCGGCGTCTGCATGTCTATCGTGCCAGAGTAGGTCAAACGTTTCCCGTTATCGTACTCAATAAATCCCGTACAGGGAATATTGGAAATTCTTTGGTCTCCATTGCTCAGAAACAATTGGAAACGCACTTGAGAGGTGTTGTTGTCGATATTCGTGCTAACCTCATAGCCTCGAATCTGTATATACGCCCCAGTCATTAATAATTACCTCCTACCCATTTAATTACGTTTCGGTTCGGGTCAATCAAATCTTGTTCTTCACGATAATACCCAATTTGAATAGCTTTCGAGAAAATACCATTCTCGATATGGATAACACCTTTATCGATATACATGACTTCAGTACCCGAACTAAACATAGAGATACGTTTATCTGAAACCATCACCGAATTAGAACCGTCATTTTCCCCAATGGTCAAGCCTTCGTTGGATGCTCGCATGTAATTGTCAAGGAAATTCCAACGCTCCGAGGTCTCGCCTAAATCATTTTTCAGTTTCACAATCCGCTGACTAGCTTCAACCAAGGCTTTTTCAGTCTTATTCTTGTTCTCTTGGTTCGTTGACAAGAAATCTTGGTAAGACTTCACCCACTGGTTGACCACCGATAGACTGGCTTTGGCTTTCAATTCTGCTTGTACGATTGAGTTAAGCTCGTTCAGTTTGTTAATCTGGTCTTGCGTCAACGCACTATCAGCCTTGCCGTCTAATTGGCTTTTTAGGTCTTTCGGTGATGCTTGCCATGCTCGGTCAGTCGTTCCCTCGTAGCAATCCAATTCAGTGAAGAATAGCAACGACTGACTGCCGTTAGTAGTACCAGTGTTATCAATACGGATGAAGCCTTCATCACATTCACCAGAGTTGAAAGTGAAGTGAAATTTCTTAACACCGCTCGTGGATGGCGAACCATCGAAATGCTTGATATTGACTACCTTGCTAAAATCTTTAGTTTCGTTTGATTTGCGTCCAAGAAAATAGATATCCATTCCCTTTAGATTACCGCCTGCCAAAATCGAAATGTTAAGTGAATAGTTAGCATTCCGTTTCACTGGAAATCTCAGCGTAGCGCTAGGCGTTGTTGTTGTTGTTGTTGAAAGCAAAAACAACGGCTTAGAACCGTTGTAATAGAGTGAATGACTTGAAACAGATAAATTCGAGTTCGGTTGTGTGGCTAGCCAATACCCCCAACCATCCAGATTGTCCGGAAAAGCTGAGTTAACGATTAGGTTATCACCACCGATCGAAACACTGCCGGTCATGTCGTTCCACGTATAATCCGCTGGGTTGGTGCTATCTGATTTATCGAAATTAGTACACACTCCTAAGTAACGCTTGCCCCCGTCTTGCGTTAGACTGAAACCAGTTCGACCATCGGCACTATCGGCATAGGCAAAGTGTACGTAAGGTGTTCGCCCGTCTGCTCCAGCTTTACCTGGAATACCGTCACGCCCGTCGCTACCTTTCCACTTACTCCAACGGTAATCTTGTGGGTTTCGGCTATCTGTGGCATTGAAATCTTGGTACATTCCAATAAACGCCTTGTTAGTATCGGTTTGACTAAAGCCACTACCAGAAACGGTATCAGCGTAGGCAATGTGGGTGTACTGTGTTTTTCCATCAGCACCTTTAACACCGGGTATACCTTGGTCACCTTTAGGGCCTTGCAAACCTTGTGGACCGGCAGGACCAGTTAAACCACGCTCACCCTTGTCACCTTTAGCCCCATCGTTTCCTTTCGGGCCTTGCTCACCAATTTTAGAAACTGAATAACCAGTTTCATTAGTGTTATCCGTATAACTCCAAACAGTTTTCGTCCAGAGGAATTGCCCAGCCGGTGCGTTAGGTACTTGACTAGTCCAACCAGTTGTTGGCGCTATCGTTCCCGATGTGCCTTGTGCGTAAGTAATGGTTGTGTTTCGAATACCGACACCATCCTTACCAGCGATACCATTATTACCATCGTTGCCGTCTCTTGCTACGTAGGTTTTTTGATATCCCGTTTCAGTGGTGCTGTCGGTATAAGTCCAAACTGTTTTTGTCCAAAACCATTGCCCTTTAACTAAAGCTGGTGGGTTTTGATACCATGCCGTAGGTGGCACGGTTTCAGCCATAGATAGACCATATAGAACACTAGTATTTCTAATGCCAATACCATTTTTACCGGGAATACCATCGTTCCCACGGTCTCCCTTCGGGCCTTGTTCTCCCATTTTTGCAACGGAAAAACCTTGTTCGTTCGTTCCGTCTGAATAGAACCATGTCGTTCTAGTCCATAGGTATTCACCGGGATTGACCGTTGGAATGTCTGGTGACCATGTACCGTCCTCGAATACGATGTTTTTAACCCATGTCGAATTGTCTGTCGTGTAGGTATTGACACGAATTTCATAGTCACCAGTTGGACGGTCGTGGGTGTATCTCGTACCGTTAGCCGTGTTGCTATCAGAAATCACTGCCCATGTACTAAAGCTTGGATTGACAAGCCAGATTGTAGCGCCGTTATTACTTGCACTCACATCGTGCTGATTGGTAAACGCTCCATTAGTTTCAGCGGATAAGATATAAGTCTTACCTTCTTCTAATCGAACACGTTGACCAGTCATGATAAGGTTGTCGGTCGTTGAATTAGATGGTTGGTATTTATCGCTGATCGCTGCGATTACGCTACCAGACGGCTTATTCACACCGTCCGTAGATTTCGCATAACGCAAGGTGGTATTGACCAACCCAACGCCATCCTTACCCGGTAGCCCATCATCGCCTTTAGATCCATTCTGTGGAATGTATGTTTTTTGATAACCAGTCTCACTAGATTGGTCTGTATACATCCACTGGGTCTTAGTCCAAAGGTATTTACCTTTAACCAAGATAGGTGGATTGGAAGTCCAACTAGTAGGCATTACAGTGTCGCTATCGCTCATGCCGTAAGTGATAGTGGTAGACTTCAAGCCTACCCCGTTTTTTCCGGGTAAGCCGTCATTACCTCTATCGCCTTTCGGGCCCTGCTCGCCTTTATCCCCTTTAGGTCCGGGGTCGCCTTTCGCACCATTCCTACCGTCTGAGACATTTAAAAAAGTAACTTCTTCTGAAGCTACCTCTTTATTATCTACCCACGCTGAAACTGTTAAGGCGGTCGGTTGGGTGATCTGTGAAGCTACCATGTCGTAAGTCATACCTACATACTTAATAGCACCATCAATCACGAAACGCCATGTAGCGTTAATGGTTTTATCACCTTGTTTCAAAACTGGTCGAACAGTCGAGCGTCCAACACCGTTTTTAAATGCCGTTCCGTTTGTGGTCGTGATCTCGACACGGTACGGTAAGGCTCTTGCTGCGATTTCATCAATACGTTGTTGCAAGTTGTCGGATGGTTTATTAACGATTTTACGGAAATTAGAGAATACCACTGAATTATTCAACGGCATGTCGAAACTAACAACCATTTCAGTTACACGAGCTTCGAGAGCTAACCCACCTCTGAAATTATTATTGATAATCTTAACAGTATCGCCTAAATTGATGTCTTTATAGTTTTCCATAAAACTAGAGTGGACATCAACGGTGTAAGTCAATAACGGGTAAGCGTATTGCTTAATAGTTCGTAATGCGTAGCCTTTTAATGAGTTTACATCCTTGTATTCGGTTTGAAAATCCTTACGTGTCCAGTTATCAGCGTTGTTTGGATTCATGGTCGATGGGTAGCGTTCCCTAGATAAGGGAGCGAACACATAACTACTGCCACGCCTAGAATAAAATTCTACTTGTCCTAACTCGTTCTTTTCCTCAAACTCAACACTTTCAAGATTAACACCATCCGCACCGGTAAACACCCCAGCATTAAATAGCTGGGTTTTATCACTCGTTACTTGAACACCTTTGAGCTCGTTTTGATAGTGTAGCACAACATCCCCACGAGCCTTACCGATACCGTGGTGGTTTTCGTCTGGAATCTGGTAGATATCAATCACGAAACGCTTAATTGTACCGTCTCGATTCAATTCAGTGCGAAAGGCAAATTCAGCATCAAATTTAGACATGAGACTGTGTAATTGTGCCAGTTTTGTGTCTTGTGGCTCAAATTCAAGCGTTCTTGTTTTATCAGATACCTCGTTAACGCCAATTTCAAGATTTGTAAACCCTAGAATTTCAAGGTGTTCTAAGTACCATGCAATATTTTGCGCCCCGTTGCTTTTAAGAGCAACCGACTGTTCTTGTGCCAATTCAAGATTGGTGTTATTGCATGTCACTTGAAAACTTGTGTCATTTTCAACTAACTGCGAAACATAGAAAACATGGTAAGTGTTGTCGTAGTAGAACGAAACGAACATATCGTCTTTGATATATTTGACATCATCGTGCAGTTTCCCATTGACGATCTTAGGAATTGTGAAATCGAATGTACTGGTTGAGTATTCAAGGTAAGGATGCCACTGACTGTTAGAGTATGGCAACATGCCCGGAACGTTGTTATTCAAGGCACAAACCTTACGCATGTTCTTGTCATGTATCCAAATTTGCATTAAATAAAACGCTCCTTCCAAGTTACTTCAATAGTCGGGTCAGTCCTTGTCCAACTCGATGTGTAGATATCGATTTCTGTATCACCAGTCCCAATGCTGAATGGCTCGGATAAGTAAGTTAACTCATTAGATGCTGGCAAGTTATCGACTAGTGTTTTGCCTTTAGCCATGTCGATTTCAAGGATAGAGCCCTTACGGAAGCGGTTAGGGATGTCTTCCTCTTTATTCACGTAGTCTTTTCTATAGACGAAACTATCCAGATACATGTGAGTTACAAGAGGTGCATCACCGATACCGAAGAAACCGACACTAATTTTTGCCGATTTCTTTCCTTTGATCTCTGGAATCTTAAACTTAGGATAGCCACCTTGGTAATAAAACTGTATTTCATCATCAAAGCGTTGCATATCTGCCCATCCTTGCGGTTCGTTGAATGGGTTTTGGGTCATGACATGCGTTCCCCAGAATGACTTTCTGTCTAGCGTGCGATAACTTCCGTTACCATCGCTAGCAAGAAAACGATACTCGCAACCTAGACCGTTGATATGTTTAAGGGTTTCCACACCATATAGGAATGTGCCGTTTGCATCCGTGACAGATATTTTGATATATCCGCACTCGTTAGATGCACCTAACCAGAAAATTTGTCTCCACCACATATACTCATATAGTGAGCCTTTTTCTCGATTGCTATCCGCTGGAATTTCCCATGTAATCGAGCTACCACGCAATAGAGTAGAGCCACTACCTCGATTAGTCAAGGCGATATGTGGTCTACCCCATGCGTTATCAATCGCAAGTGTCCCATTCAAACTTTGCAAGTTGTCGTTGAAACGCCCTTGGTTTTTAGCACCGACAGAAAAACCATTAGTGATCCAGTTATTAGAAACGTAGTCAAACAGAATTTCAGATTGCTTAACTGTCCGAGTGTCTACCTCGTTAGGATTGCCAATCTCATAGCTTTCGCTAGAAGACTTCACAATCCCAACCCAGCCATTATCCGAGTTAAATTTCAGCTTAATATCTGGGTAAGTTTCAGCCGTACCAAAGTTTTTCAACGTAGCCTTGTAATGCCCAGTAGAAACTTTCTTAATACTGCCGTACTTGGTTTCGCCGTCGCTACTTACTAAGGCTTGTGCTTTGTTCTCACCGTAGCTTTTCGGAACATCAAACGTAACCGTTACCGTTGCGGTGATAGGTGCAGTGTTCTTATCAACTGCTAGCGACGCTTGACCAGACGGGATAGCCTCCCAGACCTTGTTAGGCTCATCACCAAAAATCAATGGTTTCGGCTTATCGACATTAAGGTATCCGCCCAATGTTTCAGCAACAGTATTAAAGTAGTCGTAGTTACCTACTAGAGTAAACGATACTTGAATCTGCTTAACTGACAAGGTGCTATATAGGAATTGCTGGCCGTAGCGTCTACGCCCTTGGTCTTGATAGTTGTTGTTGAAATTCGATGCCACGTTTTTAGTGACATCAACTGGAACGGTACGCCCTTGACCTTCATTGAACAATTCGGTTAAGTTCTTACCGTCATAAATTACTGACATCCCTATCAAATAATGCTACCTCCTAGCAACGCTTGTCTGCGTTCATAATCGTTTGTTGCTTTTGTCATGAACGGTGCTAGACCGTTTGACACACTTCTTCCGTCAATGACATTTCTGATCTCGATTGGGTTAGAGCCATTAGTTACCAATTGACTAAGTAGGTCAATCATGACATCTAACTTGTTTTCTAGGACAGAAACACGCTCACGGTCTGAAGTGTTATCGTGATTGCCTTGTGGGGCATCACCAGCAAATCGTGCCACTGCTTCAGTAAGGAGTTGCCACGCTCTACCACGTTTGGCGATATCGGTCGGAATAACATATTCTGGCATGTCGCCCTCAGCCAATTCATAGACACCATTCTTGTGGACTAGACCACCGTTAGCATAGCCATGTCCGTGTCCGATAACTGCTAGCATGTTGCCACCGTAACGAGATTTCGCATAAGCGATACCAGCCAAAAGGTTATCATAGCCGTTGAAGATGTTTCCATGGCCTTTATGTTTGAATGAATTAAATGTACTAGATGTTGTTTGCACCAAACCTTTGGCAAGGTCTCCAGTCAAGGTATTGATATCGACATATCCACCTTGGACGGCATTAGGGTTACCGCCAGACTCACTTTGAATTTGTCGCAACCAAGCCCCGACGTATTCTTGAGTGGTAGGCAAGCCGTTGGCTTTCAGTGCTTTTTCTACCGAATCACGCCATCTAGCTACTCCAGTCCCTTGTGGATTATCTTCACCACCACCGGCTGGGCTGAGCAATGGACCAAGGGTTTTCTTAATCCAATCGAACATGCCACCGACTTGGCGTTTAATCAAGGTTTGAAGTGGACTATTGCGGTCTTTAAGCGGTTTACTGTTATCTTCACCACCACCGCCACTATCACGCACCCCGAAATCAAGGAAGGTAGCAGCGTTCGAAATATGTCGTCCGGCATATTGGTGATACTGACCATTACCGCCGTAGTTGTATTCTTCACCATCGTAGGTGTCGCCATGTACGGCTGTTACAAAGTCAACGTGGTTACTTGATACCGGACCACCAGTGTAGACGGCTACCGTACCCGGTTTAGGTCTACTTAAGTGTGGCACGCTGGCAGATATCCACTGGTTACCATTACCGAGGTGACTAAATAGACTAGGCTTAACACCAAGGTTAGCCAAACGACTGGCAACGAAGGATACACACTCACGGTAGAAATAACCCCACGGGTCAGCACCAGCGTCTTTAGCCTTGTCTTTGAAGCGGTAGTCATCACCTTTAGCACCCATTGCCACCGTGCCTTCATCCATTGAGGCATTGGCCATAGACCAAAGCTCTTTCCACCAGTTCTTAGCTTCTTCGACTGGTTTCTTATACAACGCATTACCGAGCGGGTTAAACATACCGGCTAATTTATCAGCATTAGGGCTGAATTTTTTAGCTAATGATCCAACTGGGTCTTTAACGACGTCCGTGACAAACTCAATCATTTTCATGAATTTATCGACACCGTTTTTCATGGTATCCCACACTGAGCCAGCAACGTTAGTGGCCGTATCCCAGATTTTAGACCAGAATCCAGTACCTTTTGCAAACGCTCCACGTTCAACGCCCATAAGCATTGCTAGTTCGCTAGCGTTAATTACTTCCGAACCGGCTGGCAAGAGGTATTCAACGTTTCGACCTTGTGGCAAGAATGACTTACCGTTAGGCAAGATTACCATTTCTTGGTTGTTGGTTTCTGGGCTATCGTAACCATCATTGAGTGTAGCTAGCGTAGGCTTAGTGATTGGGTTTCGGTATGAGCTAAACATACCAGTACCACCGGCAAACTTAACTTTCGGGATTTTAGAGATAGCTTCCTTGCTACCACCGAAATCAGAAATCAGTTTGTTAATACCGTCGATACCAGCGTTTGGCAAGGCAATGACGGCATTGATACCGTCTCCGGCAAGTTTCTTCATGCCGTCCCACATCTCACCGAAACCTTTTTTAACGTTATCCCACGTATCTTTGAAGAATTTACCAATGTTGGTTAGGGCATCCGTAATTAGTTTGGTAATGTTAACGCCAAATTTCTCTTGCGTTAACGCTCCGATTTCATCCCATTTTTTCGAAAGGAATTTCTTAGAGTTTTCCCAACCATCAAACCAGTTCTTATTGATGCCCTTGTGGTGCTTGTCGATATCCTTACCAAGAGCAGTCATCGCTTCAGTAGCATTGCTTTTGATGTTCTCCCATGTTTTAGATGCGAACTTCTTGACATTATCCCACTTTTCGCCCCAATCTTTCTTAAGGTTACTCATGTGTTTTGCAACGCCTTTAGCCATATCTTTGACATGGTCCACAGTGCTATCAACGAACTTCTTAAATGGTTTGTTGTGCTTGTACATCAACTCAAACCCAGCAACTACTGGATTAGATAGCACAAGCAATTTCTTAGCGGTGTTAGTGAAGGCTTTAATACCTTTCTCACCACCAGTGAAGTAAGTCTTGGTCTTTTCAAAGCCTTTCTTGGTGCTCTTGGTCATTGAGTCCATCGCACCCGTCCAGGTCTTCTTCATGCCATCCCATGTCTTGCCTAGCCATTTACCAGCGTTAGAAAAACCGTCTTTGATGTTCTTAACGATACCATCAACGAATTTCTTGAATTTCTTATTGTGCTTATATATTAAAGCGAAAGCCCCAGCAATCGGATTGGCAATAAATAAAAGGACTTGTTTCCAGTCCTTTTTGAAGAAATCAATGATTTTACCAAAGATTTCTTTGGTGACTTTGAAGATTTTATCAAAGGCTTTCTTAGCAGCATTAAACATGCCGTCTACAAAGGCTTTGAATTTCTTGTTGTGTTTATAGAGCAATACCAAGGCAGTTATAGCCGTAGTTACTGCAACCACAATCAAACCGATAGGGTTTGATGCCATAGCTAGATTCAATAATTTTTGTGCCGCAGTCATACCGACTGTAGCTGTTCGCCAAGCGTGAATCCCTTTGACTACTGCCGTTATTCCAAGAGCGACCTTAGAACCTACGAAATAAGCGGCAAACAAAGACCCGACTGTTTTAATAGCCGTCTTATGTTTTGCAATGCCACCTAAAGCCTTGGATAGTGATGTAACTGGCCCTTTGGCTTTTTTACCATTCCCAGTCATGAGATTGAATGCACCAGCGACGCCTTTAATCATGTCGATGGCAACTTCCCAGACACCACCAGCAAAGTTTTTACCAATGCTGAAAACTGCACCTAGACTGTCTTTGGTTTCTTTAAAGAAAGCTACAATTTTAGGGGCGTTGTTAGCGATACTCTTACTAAGATTATCGACAAACTTATTGAGACCGTCCATTAAGCCATTAAGTTTATCTGTACCATCACCGAGATTAAACACTTTAGAGAATGCGTCCATGATAGTCCCTAGACCTTTGGAAACGTGTTCCCCTAAATCTTTAAATTTAGTTTCAGTGTTAGGGTCAGCAACCCAATTCCCAATCTGTTGCAAGAATGGGTTTTTCATTTTATCAATCGGGTCACGGAATGCAGCGACTACCGCTGGCATACGAGACTGAATTGTTCTTTCAAGACCGCCGATAGTAGTCGAGAAGTTAGCCGTAGCATCCTTGTACTTGTCTTGCAACTCAAACAAGGCTTTCTGTGCCATTTCAGCGGTAATCTTACCATCTTTTTGTAGCTCTGCATATTTTTCTTGGGTCATGTCTGTAATCCCAAGTTCTTGTGCAGCTACTTCTTTAAGCTGGTTCTTCATTTCTGGGAAGACGTTGATAATAGACATCATATCTTGCCCTTGAACCTTACCATTGGCAATCATTTGAGCCCACTGAGTAGCAAAGTTTTCCACGGCTGCATCGGTCTGACCAAACGCATCTTGCAAGGTAAGAATGGCTTGTGTTTGTTGCTTGGTCAACTCGGTGTTGTGGGTAACGGCATAGAATTTCTGGTTCATACCGTCAACCATTTCGGTTGAGTTAGCCGCCGCTTGTGCCATTTGGTTGGTCATGTCGACCATCTTCTTACCTTCTTCAGCATTACCAGTAAGTGTTAGCCAAGTGGCGTTCATGGTTTGCTGGTATTTAACGTATTCGGCACTGGATTGGGCGATTTCGTCAAACTTACCCTTGATGGCTCCCAATGCGTTTTGGAAACCGTTACTAATCAAATTAGCGGCAAACGTAGCCCCAAAGATACCTTTCAAACGTGAGGTTTTCGTTTCAGTCTCACTGACTTCACTTCCTAAACGTTTAAAACTATCTTTTAAGCGACCGATAAACGTGCTAGAGCGTTGACTTTGTTCGATTTCATCGTTCAGCTTATCAGCAGCATTGCGAGTGTGTGCTAGACTTGTCGCCGTTTCATCCAAGCGTTGCTTTTGCTTGCGATATTCATCGCTTGTTCTTCCGGACTGTTTAGCGACACGCTCAAGCATTTCTTTTTGGGTCTCGTACTGCTTGTTTAAGTTAGTAATAGAACCCTTGTATTGCTTAAGTTGTTCTTGCCTAGCTTCGTCCTCTTTGCCTTCTGCTTTCAGACGCTTGATATAAGTATCTGAGGCTTCATTTTGAGCTTTGTACTCACGCTGCAATTCGGATAGCCCAGACTTGTGGTAATCTAGGCTATTCTTAGCTTGCCGTTGCTGGTTTTCCAACGATGCCAAGCGTGTAGTAGCTTGGTCAATCTGTTGCTGGTACTTAAGATACTGTTCAGCGGTTTCGGCAGTGCTTCCTTTAAGTTGAGACTGTTCTTGTTTCAGTTTCTCAATCTTACGTTGTTGGTTTTGGATAGCATTACCCAAACCATCGTACTTAGCTTGTGCTGCTCCTAGATAGTCACCAGCACTACGCATTTGGCTTTCTTGTGCTTTCCATGCGTTTGTAGAGCTATTGACTAACTGAGTTAACCGCTTAATCGAATTGGCAGCCTGTAGCGTATCCAAGGCGATTTCCGTGGACATGGTAGCTTGTACTTTTGCCATGTATGTTTTTTCCTCCTTTCCTTAAAAATTAGAGTAAAGATGTTGGGTCGACCATTCTATCTTCTTCCTCTTTGGCATTTAAGATTTTCATTAGCTCGTAATAGTCAGTGTCGTAATACTGATCTAGTGTCCACCCAAAACCTTGGATTGATTTTTTAGCAATGATTTTCAAATCTTCAATGCGATTTTCTAAATCAAAAATCTGTTCGCCTTTAGATTTTACTCTTTTGGGTCAGTTTCACCAGCGGCGTTTTCAAGTTGTTCGTCTGTCAATCCGTACATGTAGCCCACCAATTTTTCAGCAATCTCTTGTGTACGTTCGTTGTCCAAATCAAGCAATTTGTCATAGGCTTCATCATCCAACTTGAGAACAGCACGGATAAAACCAAGCATTTCTTTGAGAATTGTGAAGCTCGCTTGTGCTTGCTCTTGCGTGTCGCCTTCTTCAACGGTGTCGCTGATTTTAAGCACGGCAAGTTGGTACTCATGCATACGCAAGACATTGCGGTTGCTTGTAGCTACTTCAAACGCCTTCTTACTGATTTCTGGGATTTTAATAGTTTTGATTTCCATTTATCTTTACTCCTTTAACACAAAAATAGAGGTCAGGCCATGAGCCCGACCTCTTGCGAATTATTAAATGCTGTTTGAAGCGGCAGGAAGGGCATAGCCCCCGAAGACTTCTTTGAACATGTTTGTTTTATCGAAAGTAGATGCTCCAGAATAGTATTTTTTGTAAGGCTCACCGCCGAACGCAGTCGCTGACAAGGCGTTAAATGTCATGTTGTCGTCTTGGCGAGTTTGTGCAGTATCGGTATCTGTAGCAACGTTTTGAGTTGATTCTTGCATAATACCGTTAGCGAAACCAAAGAACACTGAGTGTTTGCGGTCAAGTGTTTCAGATTCAATCAATACCGCCGTGTGTGGTTTTTCACCGTCCATAACGTAACCACCCTTGCCGTCTGGTTTAAAACCAAGCATTTTCTGTTTGATTTCAAAGTCAAGGTTATTGAAGTCGAACGCTACTGTTGGTGAACCCGGTGCAATCATAACATCTTGCACTGAGTTGTTCCCGGGAATTTTAGTCGCTTGACCTTCCAAGTTTGAGATGTTAGCGGTACGAGTACCAAGCATAGCTGAGTCAACTTCAATCACGCCATCAGTTGAAAGGCCGTCAGCACCTTTAAGTAATTTTTGGGTTTTTGGGTCAACCAAAGCAAGGCGGACCATTTTCAAACCTACAATTGCCATATAGTAATTTCTCCTTTGTTAAATTAATTTATCGAGGGCAACAAAAAAGACCGCCGTAAGTTGTAACGTATCGGGGTCTATGCTATGTTCTCTCATATCTGTAATTGAGTAGTGTTCAGATTTTAGGAATTTCAACAATTCCATTTCAAAGGCTTCAATATCGAAATCGATGTCAGCCTTGTAGAAAATCTGGACTTCTACTCTATCTGTTTTACTGAAAAAGGTATTATTCCCACTTAAATCAAGAGACGGATTGCTTTCAGTGAGCAAAACGATTGTCTTATCGGTGTTTTCTTCGAGTTCTTTCGGCAAGTTGTTTGCGTAAACTTCGCTTATTTCACCAAATTCTTTGCCGTCAATCAACTCTTTTAGTTTTACGGTTGCTAACACTTAATCACTTTCCTCCTTTCTTGCGAATGAGTTTTTCATATTCCTCTTTTTCTGCCAATAGCACTTTCTTTTGAACGTTGCTATCGTTTTGGACATTGGTAACGAAATGATCAGCACGGTATTTTTTAGTGCCGTCATTTAATCGTCTGGCATTTTGTGCGTGGTAATTGTTTTTCCACCCTACTGTTGACACACCGTTTTTTCTGCCATCCGCATTCGTGGATTGGACAGATAAACCGTCAGCCATGTGCCCATACTTCAAATCTTTTTTATTTGAGTAGTGTTTCTCACGAGTCACTTCTTCCAACTCTTTTTGAAACACTTTCGCACCAGCAGTGGTAATTTTAGCTTGTTCCGCTGGTGTGATATCGCCAATGCTAGCTACTGTTTCAAGCCAGCCCTCTAGTGCCTTATCAAGCCCTACCATAAGCTATCACCCAACTTTCTTGTGCTTTCTCAAAGTCAGAAAGTCGTAGCGGTTAAGCCCAAAGTTTTCGTTTGGACTGACACGCACAATATCATACTGAACGCCATTTAGGACGGCTACTTGACCTTCAATCACTTTAGCATTATGGCGGATAACAATCACTCGTGTATCGCTTTCGCCATTTTGCTGAGCTAAATACTCTTGATTGAGTGTGCGAGTGTGGGGTTTATAGTGCAATGTAAACTGTTTCACGAATTTCGGCACACTCACACCCGTAAACTTGTTAGGGGTGCTTTGGTATGTACCAAAATCAGCCTTGAAACGAAAGTCCGAGGGTAAATATCTAACTTTAGGCATTAGTCACCTCTTTCTTCACTGTACGTTGCATATAAGCCCCTTAATTGCCCGATTATGCTATTCAATGTGAGATTGACAGGATAAGTCACCGTGTCCGTTAAAGCCACCCTATAGGTGAAATATGAGCTTGTGAGGGCTATTACAGCCGTGTCGTATAGAGATTCCACGCTTTCAAGGTCGTAGAATTTCGGGTCGCTACCGACTGCATTGATAATGTACTGTTGAGCCGATTCAATGTAAGCTGGAATGAGTGCAGTGTCGTCTGTCTCATCCAGATTAAGAGTCTGCATGATGGTTTCCTTAGATACACTCATTGCTTACCTCCTAAATTAAGCTCCGGCAGTAAGATTAGCTTTTTGGTCAGCGATAGCTTTGAATGACGCTGGCACAAACGCTTCTTCATCAGTTTTAACAACGTCGAAACGGTCAATCACACGTACTTTAGTAGTGTCAGTTTCAAACGCACCACCACCGATGTTTGTTGACAACAATGACAAGTGTTGACGGTCAAACAATGTTACTGATTGTTTCAAGTCACCAAAGTACAATGGCATAGCTCCAGTAGTAGCATTAGCAAGCCAGCGGTCAGAAACTTCTTTAACTGCGAAACCATCGATTGAGTATCCAGTTGGTGATTTTACGTCACGTTCCATGAGGTAGTCCCCCATAGCATTCTTAACTTTCTTAAGGGCAGTGAAGCCTGAAGTGTTAGTCAAGAAGAATGAAGTTTGTTTGATTGCTGGGTCAACCTTGGCTTCAAGGTCGATGATATCATCCCATTTTGCCAATGTTGGTTTAGTTGGGAGTGTTGCAATAACATCCAAGATAGCTTTGTTGCGAGTGACAACAACTTTCTTAGCAATCCATCCAGACAACCAAGCAAGGATGTTTTCGGCAGAATCAGCAAGCAAGCTGTTAGTTACTGTTGAGATACCAGCATAGCGTTTGATAGCGTAGCGGATAAGAGAAAGTTTTGGATCGTCATTAGCACCGATTTGACCAGCTTCATCATCGAGTTTAGAAAGGCCAGTGATTTCAGCCCATTTTTCGTACACACGAGAACCAGTAAGAGTCGTTACATTTTCGACATTAACATACTCTTGCAATGAATCGTATTGACGAACCAAAGTATTGATAGCTGTACGGATATCTTGTGGAATAGTCAATCCAGCATCGGCACCAGTTCCGTCTGTTTTAGAATCAAGCGAGTTTTGGTAACGACCACGAACGAGGTTTTTGAAGTCTTTAACAAAATTAGCTTTAACTTCTTCTTCGTTTTCAGTCAATGGTTTCTTGTCTTCTTCAGTCATGTTAGCTACTTCGCTAGCACGAGCTTCAGTGTACTGTTCTTTGAACATATCACGCTTCATTTTAGCAGTGTCACGTTCGTTCTTGATCGCTTGCAATTCTTCAGCAGTAACTGAATCGTCAAGCATAGCTACGTTAAGTTTTTCATTCAAGTTTTCGACCTTGTCGCCTTGTGCAACCCAAAGGTCATGCAATTCGTTTGATGTTTTCATCAATCATCTTCCTTTCATTTTTCAAGTAAAATAGCCAATTTCTGCTCACGCAATGTATTGGTCTTAGGTGTCGCAATCATATTCTTAAATTTAGTGATTGCTGATTTGCTTGGTAGTTGATGCACGGCATTCGTAACCATGATTTCTTCTTCATCTTCGTTGAAGAACATGATTTCATCCGCAAACCCTTTATCAACGGCAGTTTTAGCATTAAGCCATGTCTCTTTAGCCATGAGATCAAGCAATTCTGGTTGTTTAAGGCCAGTCTTCATCTCGTAAGCCAAAGCAATAGATTCATCAATACTATTAAGCACCGCTGATTGATGCTCTAGGTCGTCGCTGTTACCGACAATGCCAGTGGATGCCTTATGAATCATAATATGCGCCGTTGGACTGATACGCACGGTATCGCCAGCCATAGAAATGACACTCGCAGCACTAGCCGCAAGCCCTTGCACATTAACCACAATACGCTTGCCACTGGCTTTAAGCATGGTATAGATTTCGCTAGCTGCAAATACATCACCACCGTTTGAAGCAATATTAAGCGTAATTTCTTCGTCTTCATCGTTAGCGATGGCTTCTTGTACCAATTTAGGGTAGGTACTAGACATGCCAAAGTATTCATAGAACGCTCCAGCATCATCGCTTACAATATCGCCCTTAATGTCAATCTTGCCCATTTATCTCACCTCCTTTCAATGTGGTACGGTTAGGGTTTTTACCCTCTGGCAACTCTTTAGGTAAAATCTCAGCTTGTTGCAAAATATACAAGCCTTGATTCTGTGCGAGTGTGCCACTTTTGACCATGCTATTGATACGGCTGATATAGTTAGCACCAGTCGGGTCAACCGCTGGAAAAATATCTGCGTCCACATCGCATGAAAGTTTCTGAGATAACTCACTGAGGAACGGTCTCAAATAGCGTGCTACTGCTTTAGAGTAGACATTTGAGCTCATTTCTAGTGAAGACTGTTGGTCTCCTTGACCTCCGACAACGTTCTCTGGGATACCGTAGACTTTTGCAAATTGTCCGGTCGTCCAGTCCGCTTGCTTAAGTAGTTGGGCCACGTTGGATTTAATTTCAAGAGGTGTGAAGTCCTCTAAATCATCCAGTACCAACGGGCCACCTTGCATTTGCTTCATCGCTTGTCGTGAGCGTGAGACCTTGGTTTTAAAATCGAGCAAACCACCGCCCTTGATTTTCAAAATACCATTGGCGTTTAGGGCGTTTTTAAGTGAGTTAAGCGTTAACTTATCACTAGCTTTTTGAATATCCAATTCTCTACCAAGAGCCATCAACGGACTTACGCTTGTCAAACCGCCATCTACAGAAAGCAGTCTGAAGTGTAAGATATCGCTTTGCGGAACATGTTGTTTAGGCGGAATGCGTGGGTCGTCAAAAGTGATGTTGTAATAAAGACCGTTCTGGTTGTCCAATCGGTTGAAAGTGACTTGAGATGGTCTCAAATACTCCCACTTCATATCACGCCCGTTATCGTTTCGCCATCGATAGGCAAAGGCTTCCCCACCCAATAGCATTTGAGCAAAGATTGACTGGTAGAAGTTAAAGCGGTTAGCACTGTTTGACGGATTATCCACAATGCCTTGCATTTGTTTTCGGCTAGTCGTTAGCTTAGCGGTTGCAAGGTCGTTAGATAGCTGACTGATAATAGAGAATAGGTCCGAGTTTTTAAGAGCAGTTTCAGCCGAAACCCACTCACTACCATTCAAGGCAGCTAAAAAATCTGGATCAGTGATACCAAAAAAGCCCTCTTGATTGCTCGGCGGGCTTTCAGTAGCAATATTAAATATCGGCAATTATTATCACCTCCTTTCTAGCTCTTTTTAGCGGCTAGCTCACTAATTAACCCTGCTAGTACGAATGTAATGGTCATGCTGACACCAAACCATACATAACCGAGGTTATAAGTGGTTAAATTAAGCGAAATTGCAGCTAAAATGAACATCAAAATGTCAAAAATAGCCCAAATTGCCTTAAAAAACTTCAAAATCATGTCTTAATACTCCTCTAATAGCCCACTATCTGGGTTTTTCAGCCAATTTAAAACGGCTTCTTGACTCATGTGCTCTACCTTCCACGTTGGATTGTTGGTAATAGCGTAGTCTTCGAACGCATACATACCGTCATAAAACGCATCGATAAGAGCATCCACAACGTCGATTTTATATGTCGATTTCATTTTATCGACTTGAATACCGATGTTATCCTCTTTAATCACCGCATTTATCAAGGCTATACGCATGATTTCATCATCCAAACGAGTGATATTGCCTTCAATAAAGAGGGTTTGAAGGAATTTTGTAGGGTCTTTCAGTTCACTTGTACGCTGTCTAATAGGCATGAGTGGGAAACTAGTGTTAGATTCTAACGCCTTGATTATTTTATTAACCATCATGGCGTCATAGCCAAAGAAGACCACATCAAGTTGGTTATCTTCGACATACTCACAAAACCAACGATACACTTCCTCTGGATTGATAAGCCCTTGCGGATGGCTTGTGATTGTACAATAGCCCTTGGTTTCCAAGTCACGATAATTGACACCGTCTTGCTCCATTTTGGCTTCTAACGAGCCGGCTTGTTGCCACGGAATGAAACTGTGCTGTTCGATGTGCCATTTCTGACTACCATCTTCAGTAACGTAGGGATAGACGAAACCAATAGCCGTGTTATCACTAAACATTGAAGCATCCAGTCCGACATACACACGTTTCCCCTTGATGTCAAATTCATCAACGACTGCATTCTCAATATCGCTTAGATCAAGGAAACTATTGCTATCTGCTAATAACCAACAATTCATGTTCTTAACTTGGAAATCAGCAAGGTTACCGCTTAATAGGTCGCTATCCCTTTTATCCATCAACCCTTTCATAAGGTTATCACGTTCTTGTTCCAAGTCTAAAAGTGGATTGCTTTTTCCCCATGTTTCTGGTTGAAAAACTTCATCAAGGTTATCTTGCGACCACACTAAGCAAAGGTACGTGTCAGCATCTCTACTATCGTCGTCTTCCATAGCTTGCTGCATAATCCTTTGGTCTTCCCTAAACGGAACAGACGGATTTGGGTAAGCCGTAGAAATTTGGACGAATTGTCTGTTTGGGACTTTTACCTGTCCAGAAACAATCTTAGATACTGCATCTCTTGTTTCGATTTCTCCAATCTCGTCAAAAATAGCGGTTGTAAAGTGGAAACTATCATATTGCCCACTCTCAGCGGATATAGCCCTTAAAACATTGTTGTTAGCCTTCATAATAACTTGGTCACTATGTAAGCCTAATTCAGTTTCATTTGCCAAGCTCTTGAAAGGCTCGTTTTGGATTATCTGCTTCATCATTGATTTGATATAACCAAGCAACTTGTTTGTTTGTTTGAAGTTGATAGAGGTTACAAGATAGTCTTGGTTTGACAAGCCGAAACTTTCGATAAAATATGAATACGCCGTAAGAATAGCCATCAAATACGTTTTGCCTTGACCTCGACCAACCGAAACAATGGCACGGCTGAAACGTTTACCACCGTTAGCATTTCTCCACCCGAAAAGCATACATAGGATGAATTTCTGCCACGGCATCAACTGTGTAGGCTCACCAGTATCGACGTTTGGACATATCCTAGCAAAACGCAATAATTTGTCCGCTTCAGTCGTTTCGTAGGTATATGGAAAGTCGTCGTTGCCTTGCCTTTGTAGGTCTCGTAAGTGTCTGAAACATGCCAATTTAATCATGTATCCAGTCACTATTCGACCTTCTAAGGCATCGAAGCAATATTTCGTGCCATCGTCTTGATATTTTTTAGCGATGTCAGTGAAATCAAATTCTTTATACGCTGCATCTATATCATGAGTTTTTATCAGATTCGTTTTCACTATTGCTCCTTTCCATTCACTTACCTAAAAATTCTTTCATCATATCCCCTAGGGACTTATTATCCGCTTGACTTCCGGCTATTTCAGCCAATTCTGCCCGTCCTTTAGGGGTCAAGCCTAGCTGAATGCCTATTTTATTAAGGGTTTCGGCAGCATCTTTCATCGTCGCAACGGCTGGGTTTTTCTTAAATCCCATAGACTGTTCACCTAGAATTTCACCACTTCCAGGCGATTGAATAAACTTTATAATCTCGGTTTGGATACCGTTTTCTTTCACATCCTCATAGGCTTTTTTGTAAATTTCGTAGGTCGTACAGTAAGTTTCCACTAGGAAAGTGTCAATACGTTCGACCTTTTCTGTTGCTTTTAAAAACGGAATGATTTTAGTCCAAACTGACCTCGCCACCGTTCCTAGATAGTTCGGTGGGTCAATGGGTAGAAAGCGGTCATTTTGCTCGTAAAACGGTTTCCGTTTAGCTGGTGACTTATTTGCCATTTTCTCACCTCCTAAATTAAAAATAGCCCCTTGTTAAAACCCTCAAAATTGGCGTGCGGTGTAAGAAAACCCCTTGTGGCGGCTCTCCTTGGCACGAGAAGGGGGCGGGGGTCAATTTTAAATTGGGTAGAGGGTTATTATACCACCCTTATTATAAAATCGTGCTATGGGCTTATTAGAGGGGTTTAACGACGTCCTCTTTTTTGCGGGCTATTAAATCTGCCCACGTTGCCACGGAAAGTCGTAGCTCGGTGTTCTGTTTTGTTCTATTTTGACCAGTGCCATAGATTTCTTGCTCTAAAGTCCTCTTGGTGTTATCACAGCTCCTGCATGTAGCTACTACGTTTGAAACTTCAGTCCGAAGTTCTGGAGCTATTTCAACGGGTGTTACGTGGTCGCCTATACGAGCGTCTGGTGTGGTCACACCCAAGGCAAGACAGTACTGACATAGATAGTTGTCACGTTCTAATGCAATCTTACGAATAGAAGACCAAATCTTTGAGCGATAGAACGCATACCGTTCCTTACTCTCATCGTCTCGGTTCCTTACTCGTGTGTTGTATCTAGTGCGTGAGTATCTCTGTCTCTCTTGTGTGTATGCTGCTTCCATGTCTTTGTGTATGGTACAGTAGTGTGCTGGTCTCTCTGTTAAGGCACGGCATCCCTCTGCCCTGCATCGTCTGACCATCGGCATCGGATACCTCCTTTTAGATAAAATAAAAGAAGAACACTGATGTGTCCTTCTGATTCGATAATACTATGTTACCACGTTGTTAGTATGATGGCGTATGAATTGGTATATACCACTACAGATTAGTCCAAATACTTCTCAGCTTGTCTTACCTTCACATAGTATGTTGCCTTACTAAAGCCCATACGGTCACATATCTGCCAGATATCTAGCTGGTCTATGTACACCATCTGGAGTAGGGAGCGTGCCTCTATATCCCCCACCTCTGCTATTTGACGGCGGAAGTCTCGCTTTTGCTTAATAGCTTCGACAAGGAAACATTTCATTTCCTCCCGTTCCGTCATAAGTTCCACATAGACATCATCTTTACCCTTGCGTTTCCCACCTTGTACCATGTCAACTTGCATTGCACCAGCCGTTACTTTTAGCGCTTGCGATTCCAGCCGTTTGATCTGTTCTGTCTGACTGTCAATGTATCTATCAAGCGCCTTGATTTTTTGCAGCCGTTCCACTGTTCTCATAAATTACATTCCTTTATGGTATAATAATATTATTAGCATTTGAACAGTCCTAGGCATTAGTCTGGGTCTTTTTTTATTATTTATATCCGCATTGATAACAAGAATAAAGGGCGGAGAAATGTACCACCTCCCATACATTAGATTTAGCCATGCCACCAGTAATGCAAAGCTAGGGTTGAAAAAAAATGTAAAAGGATTCCTCGATTCTATAACTTATTATTTACTGGATTTTTGATGTCGAGGTCTGTCAGCTCGACGGGTGTTGAAAAAGTGTTCAAGCCACTAAAATTAGTGTATTTGACAGACAATAGCTAGCAAGGGAGTCGAACCCTCGTAAACCGTTCTAGCTACACGCCTAGTGCATAGGCTTTATATAAGGCTTTTCTGACTGTTGATTTATTACGGCCTACCTTGCCTTTAGTGCGATATTTAAGAATGACACGATCAACCTCATTGTCTAATCTCTCGCTCCATTCGTAGTTATTGAAGACATAATCAATAATCTCACTGAATAACTCTCTCGAAAGTAGCCCTTCCATTTGAATCGCTTTCAAAGGGGTTAGGGCAGCTTTCTCTGAATAGCACATATTAAGGGCGTTTTGGGTTCTGTTAGCATTTTTCTGGTCGCAGTCCTTGACGTCTCTAATATAGTTATTTAGGTTGTTAGGGTATTCCTTGCGTAGTTCTTCCACTTCCTCACGGAAACGCTTGAACAACCCCTCTGGCAGTCCTGCGTTGATTTTATCCAAAACCGGTTTAGTGGTTTGCCCTCTTGTGTAATTAGTAGACAGATAGTCTTGAAGGTCGTTGAACAATTCATCAGAAATGATGCCTTCTAACCTGTCGACTGTCGCTGGCGATATCCTCGCACGTTCTACCACTGCGCTATTAAACGCTTGATAAATGATGCGAGCTTGTACTTCACTGCATTGTTTCACCTCTTGAAAATACTGCTTATAAGAGCCTTTTTTGTGCGTCTGTCTAAGTGCTGCATGTTCATCAACCAGTCTCTGATAGAGCTCTGGTGTCAGTCCAGAATATTTGTATTTCACGCTCATGAGCCTCTCCCTTTCAAATAGCTCGGAATATCATCCCCAACGTTAACACTGTCATATTGCTCCTTGCTGACAAGGAATTTCCCGTAAGCACCACAATCAATAGTGTAGAGCTTACCGACCATAGATTTGCCAGTTACCTTGCCGTGCAATTCGACCGCATTATCTGCTTTGTGGATAACCACGGTCTCGATAGGTCGGTTGACCACTCGCATGACCGTAATCACGTTGATTGCCAGTGAGACCATGAGCAGCACCGTAGCAATTGCTAGGTCGTTATAAATCGTCTTCTTTAACAAACGTCCCATTAATCATTTTTCCCTTTCTGTTTTTAATCTCCTCGTAAGCAATACCGAGACACTCAGTCACATCAAGGTCTAACTGGTGAGCTAGCACGATGATTGTTACTAGCGTGTCACCGATTGCGTCCTTGAGTGCTGCTTGTGGTTCCGTGAATTTAGTCGGTTTCAAGAGCACGTCCCGAATTTCTCCGACTTCTTCAGTCACACGCATCCACTGAATCTTTGGGTCTGCCTGCTTAAGATTGCGTTCGTCTGCCCAACGGTTGATTTTAGTAATTAATTCTGCGATAGATTTTGCCATTAATCATTCCCTCCAAACAGCGTGCGCCAAGCGTAAATCACGGCTGCGACCATCAAAATAAATTTAATCGTTTCCATCCTCCACCTCTTTCACTTCAACGCCTGGGCAGTCAAACACCCAGCCGAAGTCGGCTTCTTCTAGTTCTTTGCGGGTGTGGGCTACTCTTACCCCCTTCGCGCCTTTACCATCATCAAAAGTCCAGTCTTTAAAAGATGTACCATAGTTCAAAAACTTGTAATTGTCGTCAATCCCTTTAAACTCAACTGTATATTTAGGTTCGCCCTCGACCTCGTAGCCATCAAGCCATGCTCTAGCGAAAATTTCTTGGTTTGTCTCTGTTCCTAGAAATTCTTTTAGTTTTGAACAATCTTCTTGACTTCCATAATTGTAAAAATCTATATCACTAATAAATAAAGCCCGCCCCAGATTAACGTTAGTAAATTTACAATACTTAATCCAATCTGCCACAAACTGCGGGATGGCTGGTTTAGGGAAGAAAGAATCGTATAGGTCTTCTGCGTACGATACAGAAATCTTCCCTACCTTCGATAGCGTTTGTATTGCTTCTTGTCTAGTCATTGTTTTCTCCTTTGTAAATTACCAACGCAGACGTTCGTATTATAGACGCACCCCCAATGTCTATCACTACCGCTTGGTATTTAATATCAATTAATTCGTCAACGTAACCCGACGACAAAAATAGATTAATAAGCATAGCAATGTCGACTTTATCGCCTGTTTCCGTTGAAAACTCTCGTGTTTTAATTACCATCACATCCCCACCATTTCAACCTTATATTTCTTAGCATTGCGATATTTCAATCCCAATCTGTGCATTTCGTTGATAGCGTCATTCTTGTTATTGAAAATATGCTCACTGTCTTCCATATTGTCGTAATATACGATAACCTTGTATTTCATGTCATCCCCCGATTTTATCTGTGTAGTAGATTACTGTTGCTGTGTATTGCACAATTTCATAATCCATATCAATGTTACAAGTTGTTCTAACATCCAGCAATTCGAATCCATTTTCTTCAATCCATTCATTGATAGTTTCATCTAACTGGCTAGATTTATTATTAGTAATAAATATCTTTACTTTGCGCATAGTTCTACCATCTTTCTTAATAATTCCTCATCCGGTAACTGCTCTAGTGTCAAAATCCGATTGAGCTTCTTAATGTCGATACCTAGCTTAATGCTGATAAGTTCCATGTCCTTACGGTTAGACCAAAACCACCTCGCAAATTCTTGCGTCTGATCTAATACGCTAGTGTGCCCATAGTTGCCCGGTGCATATACACCTACCAGCTTGTCTTTATACCTGCTATTCATTCAAGCTCCTTAATTTCAAACTCAATGCGTGGGTTAGGACTGTATTTCTTACGAGCTCTCAACTCGCAAACAATACTGTCATCCGTCCAGACGATACCCTTCTTGTCAACTTTGTTGTAACCAGCCTTTGAAATGCTGTCAAAGAGTGCTTTGACTAGATTATCAACGTCTGGTTTTTTCGCATGCCAAAGCCTTTCATCCATGAATTTCTTGAATGTATCCCATGTTTTAGCTCTAGCTTTTGGCGTGGGCTTTTTTGACACATTCAAAGGTGCTTTCATGTAAAATGTCACATCGACTGAAATTGGTCCATCGAAGAATTGTCCATCATATTCTTGCTCGATAAGTTGCGAGCATTGGCGACGCCATGCCTTCATTTTTGGGTCTTCATAAGTCCCGAATTTGCTAAATCGTGGCCTTGTTTGTGGTTTAGGCTCGATGTTTAAAATCATTTTCATGTTTTCACCAAATTAGAAGGGTAAATCGTCACTAGTGATGTCCATTGGGTTACTGTTCCCGTATGGGCTGCTATCCCTCGCAAAGTTTGGCCCTTGTTGTTGCGGTGCTTGTTGACCGTAAGGCCCAGCATAGCCACCGTTATCATTGCCAAACGCTCCCGATGTATTGCCTTGATTAGCATTACTACCTTCACGCGCTGCACGGCTTTCCAACATTTGGAAGTTCTCAGCGACGACCTCAGTAACATACACCCTTTGACCTTGCTGGTTCTCATAACTACGGGTCTGGATGCGTCCAGTAATACCAATCAATGCACCTTTTTTAGCCCAGTTAGCCAAATTCTCAGCTTGCTGACGCCAGATAACGCAGTTGATAAAGTCTGTTTCACGTTCGCCGTTAGCGTCTTTGAAATTGCGGTTAACAGCTAGGCTGAATGTAGCTACTGCGATGTTACTGGTTGTATATTTTAGTTCGGGGTCACGGGTAAGGCGCCCAACTAGCACAGTCGAATTAATCATTGATTTTCTCCTAGAATTTCGTAATTTACAAAGTTATCATCCAACAACTTAGCGAATTGATGCCACTGATTCTCTCCACCATGGAAAGTAAGAGCAAGATTGACCTTGTAAGGTTCAGCGGGTTTGCTAGGCGCTTCTTTGACTGGTTTCGTGTCTTCGATTACCTCACCAGTTTCAGCGTTAACTGCTTTAATTTCCTCGTTAGCAGACTGTTGGGCCATTGCTTCAATTTCTGCCAAGCGTGCCGCTTCTGCTTTCGCTTTGGCTTCTGCTTGCTGCTTACGCTCTACGGCTGCATCACGGTCCTTTTTCATTTGCTTCAAGATTTCCACTAGAGGTGTATCATTCTGCAATGCTCTTGTGTATGGCTCAACCGGTAGATCATAGTCAAGGGCTTGTTCTTCAATTATGGCAACGTTAGCCTTGTATTCTTCCAAGCGGTCATACTCAGCCAAAACCAAAGCGTCGATTTCTTCGATAGTCTCCTTCTTGAGCTCCATCTTCTTGTCTTTGAAATACTTCTTCAAAGAATAGCCGTCATACTTATCTTTGAAAGTGTCTTTATCCAATCCGGCGAGTTTACACTTTTCTTCAAATACCGCTCTAACGTGGTCAGCTCGTAGCATAGCTTGGTGATTGTCGATTTCATCACGTTTGGCACGCAACTTGTCAACGAGTTCCTGCAATGGCTTGCGTGATTTCTTCAAATTGCCCTCAAATTCTGTGAGTGGGTTCTTGTAGATTTTTGAAATTTCTTTGCGTTTTGCGTCTAGTTTGTCATCCAGACCTTTATAGCGAGTGATTTCTTTCTTGATGTCGTTGTATTCCAAGCTGTCCAGTTGTTCGTCTGATAGCTCGCTAACTGCTGCTTGAATAGCTGCATCAAATGCTTCAAAATCAAACTTAATCGTCCCCGGCGTATAGACCGGCTCGATTGTTTCCAAAAAATTATTTGTTGCGTTGTTCGTCACGTCCTTCATGTTTTATCCCTTTCGGTTGTTAATTTGTGTTTGAATGTCGTTGCTTACCACGTTAAAACCTGCCACTAGCAACTCATGGAAGTCATTGAGCTTGTACTTCTTCAAGTAGTAATTCGCTACTGTTTCGGTTGCTTGGCCTGTGATTAGAGCTAACTCATTGACTTGTTGCATGATTGTGTCATGTTGCTCATTGCTGATAAAATTTGGTTGTGGGTTATTTTGTGGGTGCGCTTGTTGCGGTTGCTGATTTTGATGTGGTTGGGTGTTGTGAGGTTGGCTTGGTCTCAAACTTTCCTCTGCCACTTCAAAATGGTCCACATCTTCCTCGCCGATTGCAAACAGCGCTTGCACGGCGTACTTACCAGCGTATGATTGTACGGCTCCTACCCACTGTGGTTCATTCATTTGCTTTAAGTCTCCGTTACGAGTTTTCAAAATCGGTACGGGAGACAATTCTGCGAAAGCTACTGCTTGCTCTTTTTCCTCTCGGTTAGACGCCGTTGCAATAGCCTTGATGAAAGTCTTGCCAGAAAATTCGACTAGGTCATAGTTGACGACAACGCTCCAGTTTGATTTCAAACTTTTAAAAGCGTCGTAAATGTCCTCGACGTGCCTTGAAGCGTACTTAGCTGTACCTTCTTTCTTTTTTTCAAGCTGCATTTTTTGCTGCAACTCTGTGAATGTCATATTTTCCATGTCATATCCTTTTTAAATGCCCCTAATTCTCAAATTTTGGGGGTTATTTGCCGTTTTACCGTTTCTCTAGTGTAATTGTGCCACTAGATTAGTTAGGGCGGTTACAAGCGATTTTAGAGCCGTTTCCTGCCTTTCGACTTTTTTAGGTTCCAATTCTCCCTTTTGAGTTTGTTGTTCTCTTGAGACAATGACAAGATCCTGTCTTGTTGACTGTTGATAATCTCGCCTAGCTCACGCCCTAAATTCATGTACTTGTTCCGCCAACGGCTCTCGACGTTGTAAATTTCTTGTTCCATGTTTAATGCCTACCCTCCCACCACTTCAATTATTTAATTACTTGTCTTCTTTGTCGTTGTATTTTTTAAAGCTCAATGTCAAAGTTGCGATACCAGCAGCGATAACCACAAGCCCAAGATTTGACATGATGCCCTCTTTTTCGCCAGTGTTAGGGAGAACACCGCCGTAAACCGTCGTATTTGCCGCCTCTTTTGGCTCAGATTCGAGTTTATAATATACTGTGGTAGATTGTGCCACTTTTTCTTTCGGAGCGTCTGCGGGCTTGCTAGGTGTGTTTTTAGGTGTGTCTGGAATTTCGATAACCAACTCAGGTTTTTCCAAAATTGGAGCTGGTGGCATCATTGGGATGTCATCAATGTTGATTTCAGGTTTATCGTAGATAGGTGCATCAAACGGTACTGTTCCACCATTCCATTCTGGCTTATCCAATACTGGTGCATCGAATGGCACTGTTCCACCTTTCCATTCAGGAATTTCTACAACTGGAGCCGGTGGCATAAGTGGGATATCGTTGATATTCAATTCAGGCTTATCATAGATAGGCGCTTCATTAGGTACGACACCACCATTAAATTCTGGCTTGTCATACTTAGGAGCGTCTGGAGGTGTAACCCCGCCATTCCACTCTGGGATGTCCACTTTCGGTGCATCGTGTGGAATCTCCCATGTTGGTTCTGGTTTGTTTTCACCAGACGCATCACCTCGACCACCTACGAGTTGAACCTTAGAAGTTGACTTGCTACTGCTATCATCCGCTGTCAAGGTAGCCTTGTTCGTTGGATTCGTGCTATCTTTTACCGCACTCTTCAATCGAGTTTGGTAATCGATATACATAATCTTGTTGAACTCCTTGAATTTCGCATCGAATCCGTCTGAGCGAACATTCCAACTTTCAAGATAATCTTTAGCTGAGTGGTCAATGCCAGTCCAAGCAAGTGGGTCCTCTACGAAATAGATGTTTTGAGAACCCTCAACGAACTCTTGGTTATCAGACCAAGTGTCAGACAATACCGCATTGTTAAGCACTTTGCGGGCAGTGTTTAGACGCAAGGTCCAGTTAATGACCTGTGGGTCTTGCTTATTCTGACTGCCCCATTTTGAAAGGAGTTCATCGGTTGGAAGCGGCCCTTCTTCACCGATTGTGAAAGTCTTAACGGTTCCGTCAAAGTTGACAGTTACTGGTTTCCCCGGTGTCACTACGTCTGTCCACTTAGCATCAAACTTCAAGCTCATCTTCTTGTTGAGCGGGTGACTAGTGAAATAGTCGTTGAATGTCGTAGTGATCTTACGAGCTTGAGCGTCAGCGTTTGCTTTACCTACAACATTCTCGTTGTTATAGACGTCGAAACCAAAGCTAGTTTGAAGCCCAATCTCTTTAGGCAGCTCAGTGACAACTTTGTCCCCTTCGTTGATAGCCATGCTATCCGGAAACTCAATATCTTTGTACTCGACTTCGAATGGTGAGTATTTGCCAGTGCCATTAGGGAATGTCACGTCAACTTCTGGATTGTTGACAGTGATTGTGTCACCATTTTTGACAACGCTAGTAGGTGCCGCTTCGACTGGTTGAGCTACTTCTGTAGTTGTTGCTGGAGTTTCTGCGATCGGTTGAGATTCTACTGGTGCCACTGTTTCAGACGGTGTCACCGTAATATTCCCAGCATTGTCAGCTGTGTAGACATTAGACACCGCTGGTTGTGCGTCAGCTACTGGTTGAGTGGTTTCGTCCGCTGACACTGTCCCAGCTCCAAGCAATAGAGCTGTAGCGATGGCAAGTGTGCCACAAAGACCGAATGCTTTAGTCTTAACGTAGCTAGGTTTTGAAGTTGTTTGAGTGTTAAAAGATTTCATGGTATAATCTCCTTGGTGTATTTTTCTTGCATGGGCCCTAACCCATGCTTTTTTTAGTGCTCTCAATCCGCACCCATAGCCCACCGTTTCATGTTTTTCAATGTTTTTTTAGAAAGGTATGTGTGTGAATATGTGGGTAAAGTTTATATTTTTTTGGGAAAAGTATAAGTTACACTCCACGGTGAGCCGTGGCTACGGATTGAAAGTTATGTTATTTGCTGTATTTCTGCTTGAGTCGTTCTTGCTTTTCCTCTGGGGTTTCAACCCATTCAAAGAACGGCTCTTGCTGCTTGGGTTTCTTTCTGTTTAGCAATTTCTTTAGTAGCTTCATGCAATTACCCCACTAATTGATCTAATGGCAAACCATGGTCTGCATTGAAATCTCGTACCTTTTCGTCAATCATGCGATGTGGACGAACTTCATAGACTTCTACTTGTTCTTGTTTTTTAGACCAAATCCAGTTGATAAGTTTTTTCATTTTTAATTTCCTTTCTGTTTTCCTAACCGCTTTCCTAACCGCACTAGTGAGCTAGAGGTGTTTTTTTTAAATATCCAAAATGTCGTGTGTTCTACATGTAGCAATGAAATCAATTGCCACGTCTTGAAAAAGATCTCTGCGTTTGCTGTCTGGTGTGTCTGGTTTGTTGCAGACATCTCGGTACATCAAACACTTAGTGTCGATGTCATCGAGTTCGTCTTTTTCTTTTTTCGAGACATCCATTGTCTGATTGATGTAGAGGATTAACTCCGTAATGTTGTCGAGAGCAGGGATGCCACCTTCCATCTTGTGGAAATCTTTGTCGAATTGGATAGCACACGCTACCAGCCTTTTAATATAATGGTTGTTTGCCATGTTTTTACCTCTCTTATTCTTCTAACTACTACTGTATTGTTATCAGTTAGTTATTATTGCTAGTTAGTGCCGCCAGGCTCTAGATTATTGTTGGTTAGTGCGTGGCAACGCCATATTGTTATTACTTAGTTATTATTATTATTTAGTTATTATTAGTGTCGGATTCTTCAACTTTTGAACTTTTCAACTTTTGAACTTTTCAACTTTTGAACTTTTCAACTTTTGAACTTTTCAACTTACGTAAAGTCAGTAAGTTGAAACTCAGTTATCCACAACTTCTGTTGATAACTCTTTTTCAATCCGGCTAACCCAATAATTCCAATAACTATCCGTAATCGGTATATCTTGGACAAGCGGATAGGTCTGAACGCCTTTACCACGCCCCAAGCTCTTTCGATAGATACGGATATAACCAGCTTTTTTTAATTCATTAAAGGCTGTTCGGTGTGCATCTCTGCCGCTTTTTGAACGCTTGGACAGTTCCTCAATGTAAGGCCGCCAATCGTCTTTGTTGGTCATTAGCACCCATAACAAGCCTTTAGCTTGTAAACTTAGTTCAGCGTTTTGGGCTGAGTGGTTATTCATTTGAGTATAGTTATTGTCCGTGTTTCGTTGGATATACTTCATATCCCATGACCTATGCTCCTTTCTGTTGGTTCCCATTTTCCCTAACCGCACTAGAGAGCTAGTGAGGACTATTTCATATATTTAAGGAGACAATTATGAATATCAAATCGTTTTCGTTGCTGCTTACTTCAACGGTAGTTAATAGGTATCGCTTTATATCTCCTCACTAGCTCACTTCTGCGGCCAGGGATGTATGTTATTTGAACCTGTTTTTAGTCTTCCATTCGATGAAGGATTTAAAACCCTCGTAGTTGATGAAAACCAGTTTATGTGTTGGGTTGAATACGTAGTCCCGAAAGTCTTTGTTATCCCTCATTTCTCGAATGAGGTTCTTTGCCATTGACTTTCCTAGACCTTCCCACCGCTGCATGAGGTGGTCATAGTCTCCCCACTCAGCCGTCTCGTTAACTCCGACTGATTTGTAGGTGATTTCCATTTCGTTCCCCCCTTTTTAATCCTCTTGTTCGATGAGTGGCAGGATGTCGTTAGCTTTTAGCAATTCATACAAGAACAAGCGCCCCTTTTGTGTCCAAGTCGTTGTCATATTGACTTGATCTTGACCGTTCTTATCCTTGTAATCAAATGTCGAACTATCGACATAGCCCTTACCAATGTGTTTCTTATACAAAATCCATTGACTGTTGACCTTGTACTGAACACCTAGATCATGCAAGATTGCATTGAACTTTCTGGCACTCATGCCGTAATCTGCCGCAATCTGGGTAACACGCACCGCCCCTTTACTTTCTAGAATGATGTCGAAGTAGCGTGCTTGCTCTTGCGCCAAGGCCAACTCAGCCTCTAGTTTCACCACTTTAGCCCGTTCGTCTTTAAGAGCTTGAAAGGCTGCAATGGCAAGGTCAGGATCATTAAGTAGCTGGTCTGTGGCATACATGCCATGTTTGCGTATGGTTGGCAAAACCTCTGATGTGACCCAACGTTTAAACTCCTTGGCTTGTGGTAGTTTGCTGGATAGGATGAGCGAGTAAAGACCTGATTCGTTGATGATTACTAGGTCTTGCTTACCTCCAGGGGTGTCCATTGTGGTCACCCCTTTATCCTCTCCGTCTACATGGGTACGGATTGCTTTAGCGGTTCCTGAGTAGCCTAAAATCTCTGCTACATCTTTCCCTACGAAATAAGGCTCGTTGTCAACTGTTACAGTTCGGACTGCCTTCCCATTAAAGTTAAAAATTTCATTCATAGTGTTTCCTTTCTTTGCTATAATAGTTAATAAAAACGAGGTATTAACATGAAGAATAAATCCGAAGTATTAGTACCACTCATGTTAGTGGGTTTGCTATACGTTGAATTTCACTGCATTACACCAGATAGCCATTCAGCTTTGACTAGCCTAACTGACATCAATTGGATGTATCTATGTCTAGTGATTGGTGTTGCTTTATTAATCTCGCTGATAGCGCTAAGCTATATTCATGACGTCCTACTCTTTTTCAAGCTTGAGAAAGAGGGAGATATAACTTATAGCTTTGTGATCGCTTTGGCTATCTTTGGAATCCTCGTTTTGAGAAACTGCTTAATTGTCCTGTCTGATACTCAATTTGGAAATTTAATGTCCTTCGTCAGCTTCCCTATCTTCGGCGCTTTCTGGTCGCTTTCCAAACGAACGCTCAAAGCGAATAGGAAGCAAGATAAGAACCCCAACAAGCATTGAGAATGTAAAGAACATGTAGGTCGTGAAGTCCCATTCTGGGATTGTGCGGCCTTTTTGCATGAACTCGATAAAATCGTGAATGTGATTCATTTTCTTCAACCTCCTACTCTCCTAAATCAACCCAAGTCTCGTCGATACCCAAGACATCGCACACTCGGTTTTTCAATCTGTTGCTTCCTTTACCATACTTCAGCAATTCTGAAATGGTAGGCTTCTTTACTCCACAAGCACGAGCAAGGTGTGTTTGTGTCATCCCCTCCGAATTCAATTTGTCTTTGACAAGCTGAGTCCACTTTTGATGTTGTTGAGTCATATTCTCTCCTTTCTTTTTTAAAATATTGACTAAAAAGTTAGCTAATTTCTTGACATCGATAAATAAATTTATTAAAATCAAGACATAGAGAAAAGACTCACTAAAAAAGTAAGGGTTACCTATTCAAAACGGACGCCAATCAGTTTTTAGGTTTTTATTTTTTTAATTGTCTTGTTCGCTAACTCTTTAGCTTACAAAAATATTGTAATAAATTTATTAAAGTTTGTCAATGGTTTTGTAGTAAATTTATTAAATATTTTTTGTCGTGCCTTAGAAAGGTTGATGTATCAATGTTTTTCACATTTGAAAAAATAAAAGAATTGGCTGACAAACAAGGTATTTCATTAAATAAACTTGAAGAAAAATTAGGTTTTAGCAGAAATACAATTTATAACATGAAGAAATCAACACCAAATGTTGAACGAGTTTCAATGATTGCCGACTACTTCAACGTGTCCACTGATTATCTTCTAGGTCGTACTGATAATCCTAATATAGCAAACAACGATACAATCGCAGGATACACGTCTGACGACCTACGAAAGATGGCAGAGAATGCCAAGACCTTCGATGGCAAGCCTCTTACAGAAGAAGACATCGATGCCATCCAGAACATCATTGAGATTTATTTGAGAGGTAGATAGTATGACAAGTATTCCAATGAAAAAGAATCCGTTCAGAGAAAAGATGACAGCAATTAGAATTGTCAATCCTGAAACAGCTCAATCGTTAGGAACAATAACTAATTTCGATGTATTCCCTGGTTCGACATCTTTGGTTGCATTTCTAGACTTCTTTAATCTAAGACCTGAAACAGATTATATCTTATCTCTAACTGCCCACTTCCCTAACGGCACGTCTTACCCTGTCCATGCTACTAGAATTAATATCGCGAGACAAGATTTTGCGCTACTTGAAGACGGCTTTGGTATGGCCACTGGAAATTTCAGCTTTAATTTTACGATACAGAGCCCAAGTGATTTTTACTTTTTCTTCATCTTGATGGACGAAAACGGTCAGGAAGTAGATACAGCATATAGTTATCATCATTTTGGAAAGTGGGGATAAACGATGCCGGACACACAAGATAATTTCAAAACCACCCCTTCCAATGTTTCTTCAATTCACGCTTCTAAAACTTCATTGAAAACTGTACCCACACAAAATCGTGGTATAATGGAGTCAGAAATGTTATCGGAGGAAATTATTATGCCACAAGATACTTACAGCAAATCTGAAATCGACTTAAAACTTGATAAAATTAATTCTGACACCCAGCACGGATTTGAGAAAATTGATTTAAAAATTGACCAACTCAGACAAGAGATGAGTAGCGGATTTGAAAAAATCGGCTTGAAATTTGAACAAGTTGATTTGAAATTTGATAATTTCGAGAAACGTGTAGAGACTATGTTTCTAACTCAAGAGAATAAGAGATTAGAAGAGCAAGCTAAAAGCAAAAAAGAGTTCATGTATTGGTTTATCGGATTGTTAGTTAGTACTTTACTGGGGATACTAGCAATCATCGTAACCATTTTAACAACAAAATAACACAAAAAGGATAATAGCCTATGACTATTGAAGAGCTAGTAGACTCGCACGGTGTCACTCTCGCTTACTTTGATAATGACCTCTGGCATAGACCAGGAGTTTACATCAAAGAAATCAATATTATTTTCATAAACCGTGAGCTGTCAGAAAACGCCAAAAAACGGGTTATATACCACGAATTAGGGCATCTGGATCATTCTGCTGAACTTTATCAAAACAATCGCACTAGATGCGAAAATGAAGCGAATAGGCACATGATCCATAAACTGCTCGAAGAAGAGCTTTCAGCATCAGATGACCACAAGTCTTTTAACTACTTGCATTTTATGCAAAAGCACAAGCTTAGGACAGTAACAGATGAGTTGATGGTCATTGATGAGTACTACGAATTGATAGGGTGAAAATATGGACTTCAAAAAAATAAAAAATCTAGGTACTCACTGAGGAAGAATTTCAAGCACAGAAAGCTAAATTATTATCGCAATAAAAAAAGCCCTACACTCACCGTCGCCAAACTTAGAGTGTAGAGCTAGCACCACAGAAAAAACGTGTAAACTGGAAAACAGCCTTACAAGTCTTTTTCTGTACCCATTTTACCAAATAATAGGAGATATGACAATGTGGGTAGAACAATTACCGAATGGAAAATATAAATATTTTGAAAGATACAAGGACACTTACACTGAAAAATGGAAACGGGTTTCTGTAACACTTAATAGTGGTTCAAATCGAGCAAAGAAAGAAGCTCAACGCTTACTGGATGATAAGATAGCCCAGAAAATAGAATCATCTAGCACTTCTAACGTATCATTCCATAGTGCCTTCAATGAGTGGTGGGAATTTCACCAAAAGCAGATTAAGTTAAGTTCAATCAAGAGCCTTGCAGCATCCGTTAAAAGAATATCTGACACTATAGAGCAAGGAACAATCCTATCAAACATCAATGTTAGACTTATCCAATCTCTACTAGACACTGAGGAATGGACAGATTCCCAGAAATACCGTGCCAAAACCGTATTAAATACATTCTTCGACTACGCTATGGATCAACAGCTTATAACTGATAATCCATCGAGGAAGGCACGATTACCAAAGAAGACTAATAAGCTCGAAAAACAGCAAGCAGCAAAGAATAAATACTTAGAACCAGACGAATACAGTCGCTTGCTGAAAGAACTCTATCGAAAAGACATTACACTGAGATATGCTCTAGCGTGTGAGTTTATGCTTTTAAACGGGTGTCGGATTGGTGAATTGGCTGGACTGACTGTTCCAGACTACCACAAAGAGACACGCTCTTTGGATATCCACACATCCTTCAACAGATATATTCCAGAAAACGAGGGGACGAAAACTGTCGCTAGCTACCGAACTACATACCTCACTAATCGTGAAATGGAAATCATTGACCAGATACTAGAGTTGAAAGAGCTAAGCGAATCGACCAATCCAGACTGGTATCATAGCGATAAAATCTTCACGACCAATACTGGCAAGCCTATCCATAGTACAATCCTAAGTGCATCACTTCAACGGGCCAATGCAAGACTAGAAACGCCTATCGACAAACACCTATCCCCTCATATCTTCAGACATACCACTATAAGCATACTGGCTGAAAATAACGTGCCGCTAAAAACTATCATGGATAGGGTTGGTCATTCAGATTCGGAAGTAACTACTAGCATCTATACCCATGTCACAAGAAACATGAAAGACCAAGCGGTTAACATTTTAGATAACATCATTACGAATAATCTTGCCCCCTCTTTGCCCCTCGGATAGAAAAAAGAACCCTAGGAGTAACCTAGAGTCCTTAGAAACGTTGTTAAATCAACGTTTTATTTTTTCAAGTTGTAGAATGATTTCAAACCACGGTATT